GGCAACTTACCTGCTGTACCTTCTGGCAAGTAAATATTTGTATTGCTAATTAAATCATACGCATCTGGGAGCTGTGGGTTAATTTCATCTTCAAAATATCCATATCCATCAAATGCTAAATAAGTATCTGTTACAGGACTGCCATAAGTAAAGACTTGATCTGTTTCGTCAGACAATGTTGCGATCGTTGTAACCCATATTGTTCTTGATAAATAGTCATCGTTAAAAGTAACATCAATGTAATCCCTAACTAATTCAGCTATTTCAAACAACACTTTAGTTTGACCTGAAATAATTTCTTTTTGTAGTTCATATACTAAATCAGAATCTGAATAACTACTAGAAGCTCCAGAATAAACGTATATTTTTAAATCTACTGCTTTTAAATTTGCCATATTATTTATATTTCGTAACCATCACCATTACCACCGCCGCCGCAGTTCCAGATATAAACTTCATTTATAACTCCGTTTTGACCTATGCGCCATATATAAAAATCCCCTGAATTAGAAGTTAAACTTGATGTGTCTCTTTGTTTGCTGACAACATAGTAAAGGTCTTGACCGTTAAACAATTTAAATGCATTGCCAACTGCATCCGTTTGCGCTACTGTTTCGTATGTAGCATCTTCAATATCTGTTGCTGTTGATTTAACAAGTGTTGTTCTTGATAAATTAAAACCTGACTGACAAAAATCAGCAGGATCACTACCCACAAAATCTAATGCTATATGATAATCAACATTACCAAATACAGGAACCTGTGCAGGTTGTTTAACATTTGTAATATTACAGCCTCCAGTTTTAGTAGTACCAGCATTTGCAAAACCGTCAGGTATTGAAATACTTAAGTTTATTGTTCGTGGTGTATCTTCAAAAACAGGGTCAAATCTTACAGGTGTAACGCCTATAATAGTTCCTTTTTCAGCAGTACCTACATTAATAGTTCCTGTGTCATATATCGCTTGACCACTAAATCCAGCATCATCACAGGTAAATGTCGGTAGGCTTGTGCCTTGTTGTACAAGTTCTTTAGGACAACGAAGTGTATCACCTGCGTTTGAATAACCTGCTGGTACTGTAAAATTGAAGTAGATTGTAACGTTTTGTGCAGAACTGCTTGTATTTGCTGACACAGATGTTATTGTTGCACCACCTTCTGTAAGGCTCATAGAATCAATAGGGGCTAAAGCATCAGGCTGTGTTATTACACCTGCTGCCGTAATTGAACCACCAACTAGACCTACAGAAGTTACGCCTGACGAACTTGAACAACCTAAAGAATTTACTGAAGTAACTGTAACCTGTATAGCCTGTACAGCAGTACAAGTATTTGCATCGTTGTCAAAAGCCCTAACGTAAACAGTTTTCACACCACCAACATTTAAAGAAGTAAGTGTAAGTGTTGAACCTGTGATGCTCATTTGTACAAAACTTGGGTGATAGTTTACAGGTGTATAACCTGCAATTGCAGATGAACCTTGCGTAAAATAAGAAGCTAAATTAATTGTTTCTGTATTACCACCTGATGCTATGCTTTGGTTTGGTATTGAACCACTTGTAGTAACTCCCCCTGAACAACTTGGTGTAGCACCACTTGTAACTTTTGCTGGCTGTTCTGTTTGTAATGAGCAATCTATTGTAGCTGCTGATGTGTTGCTAAACCCTGACGGTATGTTTATTTTAAAAACTACTGTTCTTGTTGTAGCTGTAGTAACTGTTGCATACTTGCCATTGCTAAAACCAGAATCACTACTTGTAAAAGATTTAATTGATCCAAAAGCAAGTGTAGGTTCTGTAATTACACCTTCTTGATCTACTTCAAAACCTGTAGCATTAGCTATTGAACAAGTAAACTCTGGCGTGGGTGCAACAGGTGTTGTATATGATAGGTAGAAAGGACTTCTTGCGTTTATTTTCGTACTCATTTTTTGGTAAATTCTTTAAATCGTTCTTTTACATCTAGGGCAAATGCCTCGACAATTTCTTGTGGTAGGTTTTTATAGGCTTCATCAAATGATCTAGTAAAAAACTTTTTAGCAGGGATTCCTTTGTTGTAGATTTTTCTTGAGATTAAATAGGTCATAGATTGGTAACTCATAAACCTCCCATCTTCTGTTCTAAACTGAAACCTCTTTGCTTTTACCCATTTACTAATTGCATTTGTTAAGCCGCCTTTTTTGCCTGTCTTTGATCCAAACTTAAAAGGAGATGTCCTAGAGGGACTGTAGGTTGATGTCTTGCCTTTTACACCCTGATCTACAAACTTGGCATAGTCAATATCTTTCATAAATGGAAAGCGTACTAAAATGCTGTTTTCTTTGACTTTAACATCAGAGTCTATTGCATTGTACAACTTCCCTTTTGAGGATGCTTTTTTCTGAAACTTATATTTCCTAAGAAACCTTTTTCTAGAGTTGTCTTCTACATAACTTGCAAAGTCATCAAGTGCCTCCTTAGTAAATTTCATAAAGTCGTTTAAGGTTGCCATTAGCACTTAGTCATATCGTTAGAAAGGTTGATAGTAAAGTCTGCACTTACACCAGCAAGGTTGTTTTCAAACCTTTCTTTAAAAGGTGTGCAACTGAATGATCCCTCTAGTTCGTAGTTTGCATTGTAGGTGTCTGTCTTAGCAAGGACTGCTTGAAGTCTAGCTGCTACATTTACCATGTTGTTAATCGCATCCAGTTCGTTGTCGTTACCTCTTATAAGATCATTAGAGGATTCTTTTGATAAATCAACAATATCCATCAGAAGCAGACTAAGAGACAGCTGGATTCTGTTGGTTTGTATGTCTATACTTTCAATGATTAAGTGAGCCAGAGGGAACAGGGTTTTCTTGCTTAAATCGACTTCATAGATGTCCCCCTGACTGACTTTATTTATAAACGGTTCTGCACTAAGTGCAGTTTTAATATCTTCAATAACTTTAAAATAGGTGTTCATAGTGTTTTGACAAATATTGGGGTTAAGTCCTCAGAGCCATCTATTTTAAGTTGGCTAAAATCTTCAAGCCATTCTAAAGCATGATTAAACTCTAAATCAGGATTTTTCTTAATTATGCAGTCTAGTGCTTTCCAAAAGTCATAGATTGCAATCTTAGGCTCTGAGCTGCTGATACCTATAAGGGCAGCATCAAAACCATCAGATAGAACTATCTCTTCATCATCATTTAAAAGCCTTCTCTCGTAGAGCGCATCTACTAGACTACTTTTGTCTTGCATTTCTGATTTGTTGTCTTTCGAGTTCATTTTTTTCTTTTACAAATGTTAGCCATGTAAGGCAGGTATTAACTCCGAGTCTTTCCACTTGGTCAAACTTCGTGATGTCCTCTCTAGCGAGGCTATACATTGAGCTATACCACCCCCATTTCTCTCCAAAAGCTGCTGCTGTTGAGTAGTCATCTTTTTCATTTTTTTGGCTGAAAAGTTGAGGATATGTCTCATGAGTTCGTTTCTTAAATTCGACAAAAAAAAAATTGCACCAAAGGCCACATCTAGAGGCATCTGCTTCATGTACTCTTTTGTTTTACCATCGTACTCTTCAATCAGGTAACTGTCGTTAAACTTATCTTTAACAGGCCTGTATAAAACACTCATTGCTTTGTCCATTGTTTGCCAATCTCCTGTAAAGGTGTCTGCATCTACAAACTCTCCAAAGCTCATCTCTGAAAGCTGTGGATGGAAACCAAACTCTTTACCTCCAAGAGAAAATATTTTTCTAAGCTTAGGCTTTTCGTTAAACATATTTGAGATAACATCTACAACCTTTCTGACAGAGCTGTATTTTATCTTGTTCACTTCAGCTAGTGGAATGCCACAGAATATCTCAACCATCTTTTTTTGTAAAAAGTCTTGATCTGTGTCCTCAGTAAATATCTTGCTGAATTTTTGGTACTGCCCCAGCGTAATCTCTGAGAGTTTATTTGGAACGTCTATCTTCTGTTTGAACATTTAGCAAAGCGTTATATTATATATACAATTGAAAAAGGTGTATTCGGTCTATGAATTTTAAATAATGTGGTATTGTCCAGCAAAAGGATTGGAGAGTTGATAGGCCACAGCGTACCTCATGGCATCAATGCAATGGTTAAAGTCATCTATCGGTGTCTGACTTTTTTTCTCAAGCCATACATAGTTTTTAAGCTCGTTGATTAGGTTCTCACTTTGAGGATCAATTACAATGTCATAGTCCTGCATCATGCTGATTCCAAAGTTTACTGATCCCTGTCCTTTGATCGAGGGTTTTATGTTTGACTGCTTTGACAGCTCTAAAATAAGTCTTGGCTCTGCCGAGTCTCCTATGATTAAATTGTCCCCTGCGAATGTTTTGTTAAGCTGTGCTATCTGAGAGGTTACTAGGTTCTGTTTGTAAAAGCACTCTTTGGCGTAGATGATTTTTTTGTCTTTGTCGATTGAGGTTTGTATAAGAGTTGTCGGGTCGTTCATTCCATAGTCTTGACCAAAGACAGATTTAGATACTTCTTGAAACTCGCCTATCTCCCAGTTTTGGAATATCGCCCCAGAAAGTTTCCCGACAGTCCCAAGACCATAAACCGCATACCAGTTCTGCCAAAAACCGTTCCCTTTATCTGCTTTCTCTTTAGCTTTTAATATTTCCTTCACAGCAGCTTTAGGGGCTGCCTCGTTGTCTTTCCAGTTTAAGACTAGCCATTCACTATCAGGATCATTTTTAAGCTCTGTGTGTGCCCAAAATTCATGGGTAGGGTTAAAGTCTAAGAAACAAAAATGACTTGTCCTTACAGATAGCTGTAGGAAGGTGTCATAGTTGCCTATGGTATTGGCCTCGTTCATAAACAAAATAGAGCGGCGGGCACCCCTGATACGTGATTCATTGTCAACGCTGAAGAACTCTATTTTTGATCCGTTTAAAAACTCGTATGTAGAAGAAGATTTGTTGTATCGATTAGGAAACCACCTGCCTGTCATTTGCATGATCTTCTTAAAATCTCTTAATGCCCCTCTTTTAAGATGTGGATAGGTCTGTGCAACGACAGAACATTCCATGTAAGGGTTTTTAATTAGGTAGTCTATCAGGAAGGCTAGGATTCCAAAAGTCTTGCTCGCCGAAGTCCCCCCCTGTATGACTCTATTCCTCTTGGTCAGCCTCTGAATCTTCTGTATTGCTGTCGTCTTTTTGAACATCTTCAAATAGGGGTTGCTCTGCTATCTGATGCAGGTCAATTGTTTCTTTAGCCATACCGAAGGCAGAGTTCATAATAGCATTGTAAGCAGATGTGTCTTTGCCTGTTATCGCTTTTGATATTTGAGCAAGGGTCATCCTTTCTTCCAATGTCATTTTTTCTTCCTCTCCAGTCTCAGGGTTGATCCCCTTAGTCATGGCAGCTAACCACTTCTTAGCTACTGTTGATCTGTTAGGTGAGCCTTCTGGTCTACCTGTTGCCATTTTATGTCCTTTTTTAAATTGATATTTTACAATGTCTTTTTTTGCCATAATGTGCATTATTTGTGCATTATTCTAAAGTTGCAAACACCTCCCAATGCGGATAGTCTGCCATCTTTAAATGGTATTGAATCATCGCTATTGCATAATTCTGATGCGTAGGTTTTTTTGACCTTTCAAACACATCTAAATAGTAGTCGATCATAGTTTCAGTAGTGATCTGTCTTTTTGCATTTATCATTTGTAGTGTGTGTAAGTAATATTTATAAAAGGAATGTAAAAAGCATAGTCTGTACAATTGTGGTGATCGTATGTTCTAAAGCCAAATAGGATTCCGATGTATAAGCTTGCTGTAATTTCCCAATCTCTCATAATTTTAAAATCTGTAATAAACTGTTAATTCTTCTTTTTTTATTTTCCGTATTGTGTACAAGTATCTCTTGTCTTTTTTTTCTATGATGAAACAATTTGGCTGGTCGCTGTGATTTATAAACCCTCCTAGTGGAGTTCTAAAGCACTTGGTTTTTATTATGTGGCTAATGCCTAAACATACTCCTGCCTGTATCTCTGATGTAGAGAATAATCCTAAGCCATGAATTTGGCTTTTACTAATTGTCAAAAATTTAGGCAGAGGCCGATAGTTGTTTTCCACAGACATCACATATTTGTTTTTCTTTCTTTTCTTTTTCTTCTTCCTCAAACATAGGAGGGAGGTCAAGCCCCCAATCATTTAAATCTTCAGGATTCCACTCGTTTGCTAGTATGTCCCAATCCCATTCTCCAAAGCCTGAGTTGTCTTTGATTATAAACTCTCTTTGTTTTTCTTCTGACCAGTCAGCTACATCTATCCATATTTCTTTTAGCCCTGCTTCTCTTGCTGCCTTTAGTCTCATGTTACCACCTAGGCAAACCAAGTCCTGATTTACTACGATAGGTCTCTTCTCAAGCATCTCAGGAAAGTCCTTTAGTGATTGCACCAGCTTCTCAAACTTGATGTCTTTAATCAGTCGAGGATTGTCAGGATGCATTCTGACATTTCTAATCTTTTCCAGTCGTTTCATACTTGTCAAATTCTATTTTTAAATTTTGGATCATGCTTTTTAGACATGAAGAGCAGTTTGTTGGTGGCTCGTTTCTATTAAAAATCCTGTTTGATATTTGCAGCAGCATATCTCTCTGGTCAAAACTTTTAAGATTGCCGCCTGAGTAACTTTTAAAAAAACTATCGAGGTATTCGTATTCCCATTGAAACAGCGTACCCTTATATCCAAACCACCTATTTAAAGTGGCTTGTCTATCGGCACAGCCGCAATCGTTTCCTGTTGCTTTTTCGTATTCTTTAGCAAGTCTGTCTAAACCTAGATAGCGAGCTGCTTTTTTTACAGTATCTCCTAGACCTTTGCTTTTACTCATAGTAGTCTCCCTTTAATTTGTCTTTTATTTTAACCTTACACCGCTTTACAGTTCTATAAATCGTTGAGTAGGATATTTTAGTTTTCTTACTCATTTCTGTTTTGTGCATTTTAAACTCATACCTGTACAGATCAAATAGCTTCTGGTCAAACCAGTAAAAAGTCTTAACATAGTCATCAACTTTTTTCTGTATGTTATCATCAAACTCTTGATATTTTTCAGGCATTTCAATAAGCTTTTCTCTTTCTCTTTTGCTTAGTTTCTGATAATCAAAAGCGACATATTTATTTTCTTTTTTTAACAGGTTGATGTACATCTGTTTAGCCTGCCTATATATTATATACATTTGGCCACCTAACATTCGGTCTAGATATTTTAAAATTTGATCAGGTTTTTCTATTTTCTCAATCTCTTTGTACATTTTTAAATACATATCATGGGTAACGTCCTCATGATACATTCCTTTTTTTTTAAAGTATTTTAACTCAACTTCGTAGGCTATCTCTTTGATCTTTTCGTACTGATCGTAGATGAGCTTCATGGCTTTATTCTTGTCCATAAGATGGGGGCTTCTTATTTAGTTCTTTGTATTTCTCTATAATCTCAATCAGATAAAATTTATCCCATTTAAATCTTGATCGTTTAGAAAGATCGATTTTCAGTTTTAGGTTCTGAAACCTTTTCTGTCCGATTCTGTCTAAAAGATAATGGCTGTAGTTTATAAGGTTGCCATGCTTGTAGTAGTTGCAGGATAGGCATTGACCATGAACGTTGTCAGGGTTAAATCTTACAGATGGATGCTGTCCTGCTGAGTAATAATGTCCAGCTTGTAGAGTAGTGTGTCGGCCACAGGAGATGCATGGTTTTCCTCTGTCTCTGTTTCTGATGTATTTATGGAAATGAGTAACTGCTATCGCCTTGAGTTGGGATAGAGTCTTATCTAAATATTTGTTTTTTGTAGCCATACATAAATATGGCTAAGTGGTAAGGTAAAGTAAGAAACTATTTTAAAGCCAGTCAAGAGCAATCAATTAACAATAGTTTTAATCTATAAACAAAAAACCCCCCAATTAAGGGGGGCAAACCAAACTAATTAAACAAATGAAAAAAATCCGTAAAGTGGATCAGGCTATTTTTTTAAAATGGCAAATCATCCTCTTGTGGATTAAGAGACTTAGATTCAGGTATTGTTTCAAATGGCTGATCTTTTTGTGTAAGGTTAATTGCTAGCTTAACACACTTAAGCGTAGTAAAAAAAACTTCTTCAAGTCTAGTGTTCTGCCATTTTCTTCCATTAATAGCAAAATCACAAACAACCTCATCTAGTTCATTAAATTTATCTAGCTCAGTCATGTTGTCTTTGCCTGTCATTTGTAGCTTGTGGTAATTGTCAAACTTTCCATCTTGTTCGTAAATTACAAACTCTCTAATCCAAAAGGGTTTGTCCTCTGATTTACCCTTGTTTTGTGCTGGAAATATTTTATAAATAGTTCCTTCAACTTTTGTTAACTCCATTTTTCTAAATTTTTAATTTGCTTATCTATTCTGTGTATTTCTAATTTTAAAATATCAATACTGTGGCCACTTATGTTAAAATGAAAGTCGGTCAGTATTGCATCTTTTTTATTTCTTAATTCAACAAATCTTTTGTTGTTTATCTCAATCCTTTCTGCCTCGCTTGTAATTTCCCAGAGAGTGTTTAAGTTACCAGAAAACTTATTTTCTACTTTACCAGCTTCTTTAATTAAACCAACTTCTGCTAGTTCAGTAAATCTCGGATTGACTACGTTGTGCTGCCAGTTCTTTGACCTGCATATCTGCTGAGGAGTACAAGGCCCGTACAAAGCAATAATGTTGTAAATTTGTTTTCTTCTTTCAGGTAGCATATCCTGTATATTAGAATAAGCTAAGTTTCTTGTTTGCGTTGTTGTTTTCATTTTAAGTGTTTTTAATTTTATTTATTAGATTATTGTGTTCTGTTATTTTCATCTCCTCTGCTAGATTTGATCTTTTTATTGCATAGCTCTCGAAAAAGGTTAATATTTTTGGGGTGTTTAAATGTTCGTACAACTCTCCATACTGCCCCCTAAGTATTCCGGTGAAAATGAGTGATATATCTTCAAACTTAAAATAGTAGTAGTCTTTGATAATCATTTGTGCTGTTAGGACTATTGAATCCTCTTGCATAGGCTTTGTAAGGTTTAGATGTTTATTAAGCCACATCAGCCAAGCACAAATTAAGCCCTCCACAAAGTTTTGCCCATGTTCTGATCTTACTACAGCGATGGAAGGGTATTTGGTTTTAAAAAGAATATCCTCAATTTTTTCAACTTTGCTATAGATAATTTTCTCAGGAGTTAAGTTTTTTAAGTATGTTTCCTTTGAACGACTCAGAGTATTGTTCGGTTTTTTTACGAGTTGTGTTTTCATAAATCGGTTTTAAATATTGAATTGTGTTTTTAAGTTTATTTTTCCAGTTCTTAATTTTTTTATTGTGGCCATCTTTCCAGTCATCATCAACCCAAGTGTCATATTTGGACTCTAACTGAAAATGATATTCTGTAGGATTTTTATTTAATCCTCTAATAATTTCCAATCCATAGTCTAAAAATTCTTTTTTTGAGGGTATATATATACTCTTGGAAATGGAGTTGGAATTGGAATTGGTATTGGTAATGGTAATGGAAGTGGAAGTGGAAAGCTTTTTTTGGGTTTTAGGCCTACCACCTTTTCTACCATTCATTCTTTGCTTTTCTATAAATTCTTCTCTAAGAACTAAATCTTTGTAAACCCTTTTGTTTACAATAGAATCCCCTTGATCTATAAACTTATCTTTTAGCTCATCTGACATTTCTTCCCATGACTTATTTATAATTAACCCAAGCCTTTTTTTGGGTATTGTTTGGGTTTGCCAGCATACACATATAAGGTCTATGTACATACCTTTTTCCTCATGAGTCATTAGGCTTGTTCCGCCCATCCAATCAGATGGAAAAAAAGGCATATAAGGGTTTTTAGATTTGCTCATATTCTACTTTGGTTTGCTTAATTATTTCTGTCTCCATTATCATTTGCAACCAATCCCCTCTAGTCTTTTCTGATGCTTTATTAATAAGACTAATTAGATTTTTTTTGTTTGGCTCATGATCTATTTGGCCATCAATAGTGTAAAATCGGTCAATAAAAAACCTAGCCTTTTTACTAAAGACATCATCTTTTAAATACAAGTTGTCGTATTGTATGCAGGCGTGTCTAACAGTAGCATGATCCCTTCCAAGAAAATGACCTACTCTAGTTAGAGACAGACCTAAATTATAGCAGGCGTGCTTACAGAATATTTTAACTAAGTCAGCAGTTTCTCTTGTCCTACCTTTTTGTCTGATGTCAATTTGTTCAGAGTCAAATATTGTATCGGTGTACTGCTTAAGAATGTTTTCTGTAGCATTGACTTCACTTTCTGAATAGGACAGTCCTCTTTTTTGTATATTTTTGCTCATAGCTTAATGTATTAGGCTCAAAAGGGAGGTAGTTAATACCACTTAGCCTGTCCTCCCTTTTAAACTTTTGTTAGCACTATACTTGATTTATTATACTTCCACTTAGGTAATTTTCTAATTTCTCCTGATAACTTACAAGCGAAGTGATGGTCAGGCTGTACTTCTGTAATACCTTTATCCAGGCCAATTAAAGACTGTTTTAAATATGCTTTCATTTCATCAACATCCGCCTGCGCTTTAGTAACCTCTTTACATTCTGAGAAGTCAACTGTGCGTGATCCTTCTCTAGCTTTTATTTGATAGTCTCCGTAAACATAAACCCCCGTGCCTATCAACTCCTCTTTTGCTTGTTCTTCTATTTGAGTTAAAGCAGACTTAAATTCTTTTTCTAATTGCTTGATTTGAAGAGCTGCAAATGTGGCTGGAATGTTTCCCTGTTGTACCTCATGCACAACCTTTTCTAAAAACATTTTACCTGTTCTCTTTTGTGTTATAATCTCAGCCTCTCGGTTCGTAGGCTGATGAGCTTTTAGTTTTACTGCTTCCATTATTTGCTTTTATTTAATTCATCTGCCTCCCACATTTCATCTGTGGAAAAAACACCTTCACTAGCAAAACCAGTTAAAGCAAGAACTGCTCTAGCCCTTCCTCTGTTTTCTGCCATACATCCTAAATATTGTACTTTTACATTATCCTTATTTGCTTCTCCAATTGTCTTAAATGTTCTATCTCCCCACTTTGCAGATACTTTAAAAGCAACATTTTCATTTGGAATACAAAGTGAATCTATTGGATCAAAGTCTATTAATATGTTTTCAATAGCTTGAATTTTATCTATGCCGCTTTTTTTCATAAATGGCACTTTTTTTTGACCATAAACTGCGGTGTGAAAATCTTTACCACCAAGGCCATAAATCTGACTTAGTTTTCTTAATTTTTCTGATTCCATTGTTTTTTGTTTTTAATTAATCTTTTGTGTAACTGTCAATTTTCTCTTTATTAAATACAGTTCGGCCACCTCTTTTTAAAGGTTTAAGCTTTCCGTTTTCAATATCTTTTTTAATGTGGTAGGGAGAAAGCCCTACTATCTTACTGACTTCTTGAAGAGTATAGAACTTGTCAATATTGACTAGACCCTCGCTGCCTAATTTTTTGTCAATCATGTCAATTTTCTTTGTTGCTAGATTGATGCTGTTGACTAGGCTGTCTAATCTTTTTTCTAATTGATCTAATGGCTCAACCTCAAAATTTTCTCTACTCATTATACTGCTGTTTTAATTTTTAATAATTCTCTAATTTTTGTGTGCTGTTTTCTGTTTAATTCAAGCTCATTGTTTTCAGCATCATATAATGAGATAAACAAAAAGATTTTTTCAGTAGAGTGATTATGCTGATAATGCTGTTCGGCTGATCCACTTATGATAAGAGAGTAGTCATGAAGATCAATTATAGTGTGCTTGTATTCTACTTTGTATTTACCATCTACTGATTCATTCTTTTCAACTTCTAGAGATATTTTGTTAATAGATTCTAAAGACTTTTGAATGTTTTTAAAGTGATTGTGTGTCATTTTTTTTACTTTTATTTTATTAATAATTAGACAATAGTAAAAATGTTTTTATTATCATTTTACTTTTTATAAAAAGAATGAAAAAACTTTTAGTATTCTTTTATAAAAGCAAATATATAATAAAATTATAAAATAAAAGTAAAAATATAAAAAAAATTAAAAATGAGTGAAAATCTTACACCACAAAGTTTAAGACTAAAAGAGTTTATTGATGCTACTGGGTATTCTGTATTTGAGTTTGGTAAACAATGCGGCATACCATCTTCAAAAACTATGTCAGATATAATTGTAAAAGGTAAAGTGCCTTCGTCAAAAGTTTTAGACAAAATTGTTAATAGGTTTCCACAGCTTAATCATGACTGGGTTGTTTTAGGCTATGGAGAAATGATAGTAAAAGGAATACAGAATCAACCTACTGCTGCTCACTCTCTACAAAAGTCTCAAGCTGCTACCTATGAAAATATTCGGCAGTATCTGGAAAACCATGATTTTGCTATTAACAAACTAGCAAACATGATTCAAAAGGCTTTAATTTCTAATACAGAAAATAATAATGTTTTCCATAACAAGTTTGCTAACTACGAAAAAACAATTGCATTTGAAATTAATAGAGCTTATGAAACCCTTGATAAAAAAATTGTAAAATTTAAAGATGAAGTTCGCAAAGAATTTACTACTGTAGTGAATGCTCACAAAGAATTAATTGACAATCTAGATGAAAAAAGGTCTAAAAAGCTAGATGAAATTAAATCAGAAGTAAAACAAAACTGGAAAAAATACGAAGATAAAATAGATAATGATTTGTCTAATTTTGGTTTAATGCTAAAGTCATCATTTGAAGATGTCAAAATTGATTTAAAAAATAATTCAGATGCTAACACACAAAAAGCTATAAATTTTGTTAGTGAAATTGGAAAATATAACAAGCACTCTAATCCCAAGCCTGAGAAATAGTTTTATTTAATTTCTTATCAAATCTAATATATCCTTGAAGCGTTTTAAGGCTTTTAATGCCTGTTACCTGCATTACTAATGGCTCTGGCACACCTTTCATTAAACACAGTGTTATAAACGTCCTACGGGCTGTGTGAGAGGCTATCATCTTCCACTTAGGCACATCTTTAGAAACCTTCTTTGATCCGTAGAATTTATCTACCTGAATGATCTCATCAAACCCAGCGATCTTACAAATCTCCTGAATGGCGATGTTAAACTTTTGACTAGAGATAGTTCTAAGCTTCCAGTCATATTTGTCAAGGATAGCTGTTAGTTTTTTGCTTAAAGGTATGTAACTAAACTGCCCTGTCTTTTTTGCCCTGATCTTTATATTGTCTCCCTCTATGTATTTTTTATTGAATCTGGAGTAGTCTGAGTAACGCTGCCCTGAGTAAACACCAATCAAAAAAAGGTCTCTGTAATAGTCAAGCCTGTCGCTAAGTTCTACCTTTGTTAAGATTTGCAGTTCTTGTTCAGTCAAAGAAACATGAGAGGTCTCCCTAGTTTTTACCTTTACTTTTTTAAAATCCATGTTAACCTGGTATCCGCTTACAATACACCAATTTAAAAAGCTTTTAAAAAAGCCTAGCTTTCTCTGTAAAGTATTGTCAGAAATATCCTTTTCTGTTCTTAGGTAAGCGATAAAGTCCATAAAAAAAGCATTGTCAAAGTCTTTTAAGTAGTAAGTCTTTTTAGCTTTCTTTTGCATGGCCATAATAGCGGTGTGGATTCTAGTGTACTTTTGCCATGAGTCTTTCTTAACAGAATCGCTTTCTTTTTTTTGCTGGAGATAAATATTAAAATAATCAGAGTAAGTTAGGGTCTTTACTGTTTGAGCCAGTTGGAAATGTCTGTCAAACTCTCTTTTAACTATTTCTTTTGTAAAGCTTTCCTTGTATTTAGATTTAAGAAGATCGTAAGCTCGTTGGTATTCGTTAAGTTCGTGAGTAATCTTTCTGTTAGCCTCTCCAGTTTTCCCTCTTCTAGCTTTTGGTCTTTGTGATTTTAAATCCCACTCTGATCTGTCTATCTTTATTTTTGTGGAGTAAGCATATTGTTTACCTTTAATGTAGTAATAGAATCTTATTGAATTTCTAAACAAGCTAAACCCCATGTGTAAGGAAATGTGTAAGGTTCAAATGTATTAAAAAACCATTAAAACGATAAAAAAAACAAAAAAGATTATATTTATTGAGGAGATTGTCATGTTTTTATAAGATTTTTAATCTATAAAGTTTAGGTACGAGTCCCTCTTTCTCCGCTAAATAACCTGTTAACCCCTATTAATACTAGGGGTTTGTTTTTTAGTGTAAGGTTTTGTGTAAGGTTTAGCTAAAAGTTAGCCTTTTTTAAAGCTGCATCAGGCAGTTAATTGCAGTATGACCTCCTAAGATAACTCCGCAGCCTATGGCTTGCTTTTTAAAGTGCTTTGCATAAGCCGCAGCATAGGCACTAGAATCTATTCCACAGCCGACTTGCATTCCAAAGATACGAAACTTTCTACCAACCATCCACTCGGTGTAAGCCTGTGTGTGTATATGCCCCTGTACAGTTGACATCATATCATTCTTACCTTTAGTTCTAGCTGTGCCTCCCTCTCCGTGACAGTACTGAACATTATCATAGACAACTCTTTCTACCCAGTTCCAGTCTGTTCCAAGTATTTCATTGTAAGACTTAATCCAAGCCCTAGGAATAGCAGAGTCAAAAGCTTTTCTCATTATAATTCTATCATGGTTTCCAATACACACATCAGCGACTGGAAATTCTCTAGTCCATTTTTGCACATCTTCTATAGCTCTGTCTAATTCATGTCCCCCTCCATAGCCATCAGGATCGGTAACATGGAATGATGAATAGTGATTGTCTATTATATCTCCTATAAAAACTACCTGATTACAGTTCCACTCAGCATAGGTTTTTTTGCAAAAGTTAAAGTAACCATCTAATTCAAAAGGACAATGCAGGTCTCCTACTACTAAAATTCTTCTTTCGTTTTTAGTAATATGATTGTAGGCTGCTAATTTATTGCCTGAAAGTCTTGGTCTTTCTTGATACATTATCTTCCTTGAGAGTTGTAGGGCTTTTTGTAAAGCTTAGAAGTCTTTAGACTCGATGACTTGCTTTTAGCATGAACACCTTTTCTTTTAACTTTTGCTTTTTTGTAATATGTAGAAACCTGCTGCTTTGCCATTATCTACTTTTGTCTTTGATTTTCTCGTATGTCCTAAGACCCCCTAGACCTAGCATACCCATCAGCACAGTAAACAAAGGCTCTGTGTCTAAGACAGGAAAATCAGTAGTTGGATATATAGTTTTAATAATTGGAAAGGCCACAAAGTGATAAGCAAAAGCCAAGCTGCAAACCCAGCCGACACTAGGCCTCCAGCCACTAACGAATAAGCTACGATGTTGTGCTTCAATTTCATTTATTTTAGCTTGAATTTCTAAGATTTGATTTGGGTCTAGTTCTTTGCCTTTTATGGCTTCTCTAATATCTAAAGCTAATCCACCTATGGCAGACTGTCCTTTAGATTTTCCTCCCAATAAACTGAGTAAGGCTTTAAGCATAATGTTGATCCTACTGTATTAGTAAATCCAAATGACATCGGATGACTTTTGTCCTCCATACTGATCACAGTCATTGTCCACATGGATAAATCCTGACTTACCTGAAATACCGATTCTGTTAAAACCTGCTTTGATAAGGGCGTTAACAATGTTAAACCTGTCTCTTGATGTTGTTGCCAGTATATCTGCTGCCCTTCCGTATAAATGAGAGGATTTGACCTCTGGCCTGCCGAGATTTTTGTATATGGCTCGATTTTTTTCGGGTGTGCGATAGCCCGAAGTGATTTTAAAGGGAGTCCCATTACTGTAACCTCTAGCTGTGTCGAGCATCCTAAGAAAATCCCTATCCATGTGAAGTTTAGCAGAGCCTTGATAGTCAGGGCTGTCAAATTCCTCAATATTAAAGTGTTTAAGATTCATCACTACACTTGTTTTTACAACCGCACTTGCCGCTTTTGCAGTCATCATGCTGTAGTGTCTTGTTTAGTAGTAATCTATCAATAGTGTCATCTTGTACTTTGATAAGCATATCTTCTAATGTATCTTTAGCTTGGACAAGCATATCTATTTTAGTCTCTAGATTGCTTATCTTCTTTTTAGCAGAATCTAATTCATCACCATTTCTACCAGTGATACTCGCTATGACCATCGCTATACTTGCGGCTATCATTCCGATTAGAGTATTTACTATCTGTGCGTTTTCTTCAGGAATTTGATATTTTGACAGATATAACAATATCAAAACAACTAAAAAGAACACCAGTAAACTTCCTGAAAAGTGTCTTATATCTTTGGCCGCTCCGTTTGTAGGCATTTTCATTTTTTTAATGCTTTTATTATCTGGATGACCGTAAAAGTTAGAGTTGCTGTCAATACAAAAAACTGCATTACAGGATTTACTTCTGAAACACTAACTGCAAATGCCCCTACATTTAGTCCATATACTCCAAAGATTTTTAAGTCATCCACCTTTTGTCAATTTTTATTCATCTACAAGAGTTTCTTTTAAAGCTTTTACAAAAGCATCTTTACCAAAACTTAATTGTTGTAAATTAAACTCACTTGACTGTATCTTGCGTTGCAAGTCTGAAATGTGGTTTACAATAGTTTGTTGCTCCTGTGTTAAATCTTCGTAGAAATACTCTTTTTCGTCAATCGTAATAGCTGTTTTTTTCTCTTTTGCCATCTTACTTTTATTTATGTTAAACAATTATTTATTTTCCAATAGTCTTTGTAACTACTGTAGGGTTTATTTTTTCTGCTATCTGCGCATCAATAGCATCTTTTTTAGCTTGTACTTCTTCTTCACCCATTGCAGCTTCTACCCAACCATTTACTTGCTCCTCTGTAATATCTGCAAAGGCTGTAAAGTCTGATAGGTCGGAAGTTTCTAAAGCAATAGTCCCATAAGCACTACCTGTGTTATCGCTATCATCTGTTCCTGTAAGTCTCCAATGTACGTTGAAGATTACGTCAGATTCTCCCTCTAGTGAGGGGTAAGTATCTACTGTTTTGTTGTTCCAAGTGTAAGTCATTTTTTAAGGATTTATTTGTGATTTAAGTATTTCTATTTCTGCTTTTAATTCTTGTATTGCACCTACCAATAGAGGCACTATTTTGCTTTGGTCGATACCTTGATAGATTGCGTTTCCATCCTCATCTACTGCATCTTTTTCTCCAGTAGTAGCTTCAGGAATTACTTCTGCTACTTCGTGTGCTAAGAATCCGTCTACTGTTTTGTCAGCATCTGCAATAAAGTTGAAACGAGAAGGTTTTAGAGCATCTACTCTGTCCAAAGCACCCTCCATAGGCACTACGTTTTCTTTTAGTCTGTAGTCGGAAGAAGTGTTATAAGAAGTAGCTGAACCATTTGTTAAAATATCTCCAACAATACCATTACTATTATAAAAAGTTATTGCCCCAGTATTTGAATCTCCTTCTGAATTACCTACGGCTATCCCCCTAGCTCCTCCGTTATTATTTTTTACTTGTAACATTTCATCAACTGAGCCAATTTCTGTTGTTGTTCCAATTAAAACCCTACCACTACTTGTAATACGCATTGCTTCAGAGCCATTAGCATTAAATATCATCGCGTTATTCTGGTGGGAATAACTAATCATACCCCCATCCGATAACCCAGCAGTAGTACTTTTTGTATTTGTAAAAACAATACGTCCATTTCCTGCGGTAGATGACTTTATAGTTAAACCATTATTTGTGCCTGATAAAACCAACTGTCTAGCTTGAGACCAGTACCCGTCTGGGTCTGCCTCACCTATTCCTACGTTGCCAGAAGAGTCAATGCGCATTCTTTCAGAGTTGTTAGTGGCTATTGCTATATAATTATTTTCGTAATTCCATAACTGAACCGCGCCACTTGTATATGATTTAATCTGAAAACCATCTGTTGTTGTTTCCCCTAAAGTTGTATTTGTTAATTGTAGGGTAGAAGTTCCACTACTTGAAATAGTTAAATTTCTACTCGGACTCGTCGTTCCTATGCCTACGTTACCTCCGTTAAAATAGGAGCTTCCAGTAGAGTTTATTTTGGTTGTTAAAGAGTTGCTACTATTTATTAATTCCAATGTCCCACTGTACCCTACACTCATCAACCTTGCCCTATCTCTTAAAGCAGTGTTTCCATCAGTTCCATATTGTATTCTTAAAGCAGCCTCACCATTAACACCCGCTTCTTGAACAAAAGCTTCTCCTTTTACAGTTAAGGGCGCAGCAGGGCTCGTAGTGCCTATTCCTACGTTGCCTGTAGAGGTGATACGCATTGCTTCAGAACCAGCCGTATTAAAAGCCATCTGTCCATAGGTAGCAGTTGGAGCATCAAAAGTTACTAAATCATCAACAGCTACTACTTGACTCGTGCTAACAGTAAAACCTCTACCTGAAGTAAACCCTAATTCTAAATGCTTAACCGTGCTAAAACCAGTAGAAGAACCTCCATTAATGTGTAGGGGCGCAGAAGGACTCGTAGTCCCTATTCCTACGTTACCGCCTCCAAGAACTAAATTTACATTTTGTGTTGAATTATAATTTAAATATAAATCATCACCACCTGATTCTATCTGATTACTATCTAATAATAGTACTTTACTATTGTCTACACCATCAACATCGCCAATAACTAAAGGAGCAATTTTATTTTGAAAATTAGTCGAATTATTTATATTTATAGTACTTTGTAAGCTTAATTTAGCACTAGGACTATCAGTCCCTATTCCTACATTACCTCCGTCTTGTAGGTACATTATATTACCATCACCATTTGCGAA